TCTTTGCTGAGTCGCAAATGTTGATAAAGCATTAAATCTTATTTCATCATTTGTATCTCCATCTTGACCTCCTGATGCTGCTATTAAGTTATTAACGGCAACTGAGTTAAATACTGTTTGAGCTAATACTGGATCTAAGTTAGAATTTTGGAATTTAATATTTTGAGTAGTAGCTATTCCTGTTAATGAATTAGCAGAAACATTTGATTGAACTCCTCCTCCAGTCAAATATCTTACAGTTAGTGTGGTATTTGAAGGTGAGATACCATATGTGTCTGTATATAAAAAGTTAGCAGGGGCAACTGCTGTTGTTAATAATGATCTTTTATAAGGTAAACCTAAACCTACATTATCTGTATTAGGTAAAATTTCTTCATCATTATTTTGAGTATTAGTACCTGCTCCAAATTGTAATTGTAAAGTTGTAGGTGTAGTAAATCTAGATACAAATCTACGAGGTACTTTTCTTAATTGTAGTAGATATGGAACTTGTCCTTGATCTGTATAAGTGTTAGGATCATTTGGGTTACTATTTTTAATAGTATCATATATCATTTCTTGGGCTAGATAAGGAACTTCATACCAAATATTCCCATCACTATCTGTTATATCTAATACTTGAATAATATTAGAATCATTTATTTCAATAGTTTGAAAACGTTCTGGGGCTCCAAAAGTAAATTGTCTACTCTGGATATTAGCTGATATTGCTTTACGAGTTTTTTTTAATAAATAAAATTCAGGTGTATCTCCATTTATACTATATATAGTTACTTGGGTTGGATCTGCTGAACTAGAGAAAGCAAAATCAATAGGATCTTGTACTAAGAAATTAGAAGAACCTACTGTGTTTGCTGTTACACTTGTATTTTCAGTTATTTGTAAAGCATAACTATAATCAGGAGAATATGTTGAACCAACTAATAGAGAGGGTACTTGTTGATAAAAATCTATATCTACTGTAGACGCCCCTGTAACTTTAGGTCTATAACCTAACATATACGCTAAGGTATATAAATTATTTTGTTGGCGAGTAAATTGAATAAAGTTCTCTTGAATTTGATTATCAAGATAAAAAGACATTACATCTCCCACATACGCTGACATTTCCATAAACATCATGCCTGGTGATGCTGGGGTGAAATCATTATAAGTAGTTGGGAAGTATGTTTTAGTGAATTCTATAAGAGCGGATCTTAGCTCACCAAAATCTTTATTTATATATTTTATGTCTCTATTTTCAGTTGCCATTATAAAGTAATTTGTATAGTCTCAGTTGCGTTGTTTAAAACAGAATAAACCATAACTAAATGTATAGCATTCTGTTCATATATTGGAGAAAGTGTCAATTGATCAATTCTAACTGATGGAAAGTATTTTTTAATATCATTAGTTAGTTTCATTTCTAAGGCACTTAAAGTATTTGGGGTTACTTGTTCAAATAATTGTGCTCTTAAATTAGCTCCAAATGTTGGATTTAATACTCGTTCTCCAGTGTTAGTTAAAATATAATTTATTATATTTGATTTTATTTGATCTAATGTAGTAAATGTTTGAGTAAATACTGAAGGACTAGAAAATGGAATAGCCACACCAACAGCTACACGTTGGTTTATATCTAAAGGATGTTGGTTGGGTATTCTTATTGCCATTATTTATTCATTAAATTCATTATTTGATCTAAATTTACTTCACCTGAAGGTAAAGAAGAGCCATCACCCATAGTATTAACTGGAGGTGGAGTGTAAGAAGGTTGAGCGTGAGAAGAATTAGCAGTTATTGTTGTTTCAAAGTCTCCACCTATCATATTTCTTAGGTTACGTTTAACATCAACGGGAATTGGTGTTTTAGTATGTTGAATGTTTTCAGAGACAATTGTTTTAGGAGAACGAACTGCTTCTAAGAGTATTTCTTTCATTTCTTCTTGAAATACTTCACGTACTGCTTCTTTAATTAATTTTTTTAGAATATCTGATTTCATATTAATAAATATTTGATTATTCAGCTGTTAAATTAGGATTTGAATCAATTATGAATTTTAGTTGATCTATTAGTACTTGTGGGTTTGAAGCAAATGAAGAATCTGTTTTTAATACAGGAACTCCTTGTTTACTTAAAGCTTGAGCATATCTTCTTGGATATTTACTTTGATTAACTTCATCCAATTGTAATTCTAATTTAAAGCCTTTATATGTTAAATTATTTTGAGTTTGAGCTATTAATTGAGATTGATTATTAAGTAAATTAATCTCATTGTTTATTTCAGTGAATGGTATATCTTGATCTTGGGCGCATTGTTGTATTAATACATCTAAAATATTTAATAAATTTAATGATGAACCTAATAATGAACCAAAAGAAGCTGCTGTTATATTTAATTCATTTATAACTACTTTTCCTGTATTTAATCTTGTTTGTAGTAAATCCACAGCCGCTCCAATAGTTTCTGTAGCACCTGTTGTTACTGGGGGTAATCCTAAAATTGGGATACCTGTAGCAGGATATGGGATTGCTTTAATAACATTTATTCCAGTTTGTACTGCTGTTATAATACTATTAGTACTATCTGAAGTTTTATTAATAGTTTTTACAGTTTGGTACATGTTATTAATCTGAGTAGCAGTACTATTTCTTTTATTAATTAAAGAAGATATAGTTGTTTGACTTGGACATACTACATACTCTTTAAGTTCTTTTATTATAGGTTCAGTTACTTGAGGGTCTGCTCCTGGTTTAAGTAATTCAGGATTACTAACAATAAATTGAACCGCTGTTGAACCAAAAGGTGTTAATTGTTTTATAATAAAAGGTATTAACCTAGACTGTACTTCTTCTTTTTTATTATTAAAAATATTAGTTAATTTAGCTTCAATTGGTAAAGTAGAAGATAATGTTTTTTTTATTATATCTAACTTTTGGTTATTAAGAGTTTGATTAACTTGGGAAGTAGCAATATTTGTAACATCTGGAGCCTCAGGTAGAGTTATTCTAGATATTTGAAAGGTTAAATTATTATTAGGATTTATTATATCTGCCATTATGTTTAGTTGTTACATATTTTAAATTCAAAAACAGATTGTTCCACTATATTTCCTGCTGAGGCATTTAAAATAAAAGATTCATTATTTCCAATATTGTCTAATTTTATGACAGTATTTTCTCTTTTAATTAGAATAATATACATATTATTTGTATCAAAATTTTCTAAATCAAAGAGTAAGTAATTTAAAATCTCTTCAATAGTATCATTTTCTAAAATTTTTTGGTTTTCATCTGCTTTAGTTTTTCCTTTTGCTCTTGCTTCCCAAATATAAATAAATCCTAATAATTGGCCTTTAATATCTGCGCCATCTTCTATAGAAAGTCTATTAAAAATTTCTTGTACTTTTTTTATGTCTACTTTTGTTTTTATCAAGTCATTATCATTTTTTAATATATATTGATCAAATAAAAGTAATTTAAGATAAACTATAAATCCCCAAGCATCTATAAATGATACACTAGAATTTATAGTATAATAATTATTAAGTTTTTTATTAATACCAAATCTATCTGGGAACTCTTTAGCGTTTATAGTAATTGTAGTAGAATTTGGAGGTTTGATTAATGTTAAATCTACACTTTTAAGATTTTCACTTGTTTCTGTATACTCACATGTTGCTGTGATAAGTCTAGCCTCTAATCTAACATATTGGTCTGGGATGAAATTCTTTATATCATCACCTTGTGTATACTTAATCTCACCTACTCTTATATCAGATACAATATTTGGAGGTGTTAATCCATTTTCTTTAAAAAAATTATTTATATATGTTTTTAAAGAATTAGATCTTTTTTCAGATAATGTTTTAGCAATTAGTTCAGGTGTTTTAAAAGTATTTGTGTTAGGGGGTCCAGCCCAATTAGGATTTATATCTCCATTTTCTAAAAATTCTTCTCTATCATAGTTAGGAACTTGAGATTCAGACGCTACAATTACTATTTCATAATTACTTGTTCTAGGAGTACCTGTGGCATCAAGTATAGGTCCTTGGTTATTTTTTACAAATTCTTGAACATTAAATAATTCCCAGTATAATCTTTCTTGATCTTTAGGATTTAATGATGAGATTAAATATTTTCCAGCATCAAAACTATTTTTAAGATCTATTAATCCACCATATACTGGATTAATAAGTGTTCTTGGAGGAAAATATGCACCTGTAGGTTGAGGATTAGATATACTATATAATATGTAATTTTCTTTAGATACAGTTATAGTAGATCCTGATGGATTTATATCATTTGGGGTTAAAATATTAAATGTCCCATTTATATCTGTTGTAGTTTTTTGAGAAAAAGATCCTGATTTAAGAACTACTCTAGCTCCATCTAATTTTTTACCATTATTTGTATATATTGTCCCTGTAAATCTTTGAGCCATATTATATTGTTTTTACTTGTTTAGAAAGTAAATTTTTACCATTAACTATATTTAAAATAGATTTATTTAATGTTTCAGCGTCACAAGCTATAGCTGATAAAGAAGCTATTGGGGCTCCAGTAGCATCTGTAGCTGTTTGAAATGCTATATTAAGTGTTCCTAAAAATGAAGCTATTTCTCCTAATAAAACATTTAAATTTTCACCTAAAACAAGAGATTGAAGTTGAATATCTTCTGCTCCTGTAGTAGAACCTAAATATACTTTTGGAGCTACTAATGCTATTTGAGTCGCTCCATCTACATTAACTGATGTGTTACTTGTTAAATGAATAGATTTAACCGCTCCTAAAATTATAGAATCATTTTTAGCGTTAAATACTAAACGTCCTGAGTTTAAAATAATTTGTTCTCCAGAGTATGTTCTAACTGCCTCAGGTGGTGTACTTTTCCTATATGAATCTTCTCTACTACTAGCTGGTAGTAATGGAATTTGTTGGGTAGAAGTTAGGTAAATAGATGATTTATCATTATTTATATCTTCTAATGTTGGTACCCAAGAATTACTATTATCTTCAACATTAAGTTGATTACTTGATTGTCCATTTCTAAGTATAAAAATAGGTGAGCCATTTTCTCCAGCTGCAGACCATGGATTAGGTATTTTAGCATTATTAACAGTTGAACCTAATCTTATAGAATTACTAAATCGTCCTTCATAAATTATATCACCTTCATAAGGTAATAAAGGATAATTATTTATAGTATTATTCTCATTAAATGTTTGACCTAAATTTATATTTGTAGAAGAATCACTAATCTGTCTTACAAATCCAGCATCTGCTTTTTGATAATCATCTGTTCTACTATTTGGATTTATAATTAAAGGTAAAGCATTATGTATTGGACTATTCCATATATTCACAGGAGGAAAATAATACCATGATATTGAGGTAGTACTTCCTTCACTATTAACATCTGATGCTCTTGTTAAAGTAACTATTTCTTCTTTTAATGGATAATGTTTAATATTAGGAAATAATGGGTAAGCATTAGCATCAGTTATAGGAGTAGCGAATTCTGGGTTTGCTACTATTTCAAAAAATATAACACCAATACTATTCCACTCCCCAAATTCAGTAAATCTAGGATGGGAATTATCTAATATTATATCTTTAACTCTAGCTGATATTGTGCTAGATGATTCTCCCGCAGTAGAAGATGATCCATTCTCTTTTTTAGAAGAATTAGATAAAAATCCTGATGGGCCAAGCATTTGAGCCATTACTTATCCTCCTCTTTAAACTTATCTAGTTCTGCTAGTAATTGAGCTTTTTCTTCTTCTGAAATTCCAAATCCACCATCAGCAGAATTACTATTGTTACTCATTATACGTTGTACAATAGTAGCCATTTTAATTAATTGTTCATCATTCTTGACACCTATTTCTAAGTATTCTTTAATTAAAGGAACAATTAGTGTAGCGTCACCTATCTCTTGTACAAGGGGTTTTAATTCAGATATTAAAGCTGATATTTGTTTATCTTTTTTCTTTTGGTTATTATAAATTTCCTCTAGTAAATCTGAGAATTTCTTGCCACCAAATATGTTATTTTCTAAAGCACTCATGTGTAGTCATTTATTATAAATATGAACATTAAAAATTTATGTATCCATATTCTAGATAAAATAAATAATGCTCTTTAAATACATCATATAATTTATCTGATATTTTAGTGATTTTAGGGGTTTTAACATCGATAATCTCTCTAATGTATATATACAGTGCCTTCTTATTGAAGACGTCTATATTGTCTCTTTTACGAAATAATTCTAAAACTGCATCTGCTACTTTAGCATCATTTTCTTTAGGAAATAAAGTGTAAATATTTTTAGTGCAATACTCTACATACTTATCCATGAATATTTCTAGTTTAGTATTACTAGGAATATCATCGATAACATAGCTATGTTTTTCATCAGATTCTAAAATATCAATAGGAGCTTTATCTACTCGTTTTTTATAATTTTTATTATTAGAATTGATTAAGTAACGTTTAGCTATTGTTCCAAAATATGAATATGCCTTTGCTCCCTTACTAGGATCGAAACGATGTATTTTTTGAAGTAAAAACTCTATTACCTCATGTTGTAGATCTTCAATGTTATCTACCTCAGTATAATAAAATTTAAAAGTATGAATTATGTTTTCTGTTAATTTAAAAAAAGCATAATGGATACGGTCTCTATATATTCTACTTCTTACTTCAAAATCTGTTGTATTATTATATAACACAATTGCATCTTCAGTGTCTTGAGTAAAATATTGTACTCCTTTTTTCTTAGGTTTTTTAACTGCTATTTCTTCGTTCATAAATTTTTAACTTTGAAACTATTTAAAGTTTCTTGAATTTGTTTAACAGACTGAAAGAAAAAACCTACTTCATCATCTGATTCAAAACTACCTCTAGAATCTACTTCTTTAAGTTTTTTATCTGAGAATTCAATTATGTCTGATAGTTTGTTTAAGTAAACCATGTAACTGGTTAAGATGTCTTCTTGTTTTTCAAGTTTTCTAAGAAGATTAAAGGTCGCGTATCCCAAGATAGCGACCATTATTATTAATATAATTACTAATGTTATCATAAATTATCTAACATATCCATTAAGCCCTGAGATCTAACATTACTTAATGCTTTAGTTTTAATTGGTTGTTTAGTAGAAGGAGTAGGAGTTGATTTTCTTTCTCCTCTAAATTTAGGGTTCCATTCTCTTTCAAATTCAATTCTAGCAGCCATTAAGTCAGCTTGATGAATGATATGAATTAGAGAAGTACGAGGTTTAGTTTCTGGTGACCAAGACATCAAATATGATTTATTAGCATCGTCATATAAACCATCATGTAGTTTAATAGCTAACCACTCGTTACGAGTCATCATAATGCCATTTGATGTTAACATATGGATTCCTCTGTCTGGAACAGACATAAATTCTAGACGATCATTGAATTTATAATCTTCACCTAGTTTCTCTCTTCTCCAATTATCATCTTGAGGAATATAAGCTTCATTATTCTCATCACCCATTTTTCCTAAATCATGATTGATAGCTGAGAATACTAATTCTTCAACAGAGTAAGTAGAAGCGTCTACTCCCATTTCTTCCCATACTGAATGTAATTTAAGTGCTCCTTGAACTACTCGGTTAACATGTTCTACGTAACCACCTGGGAATGCATTATGGTATTCTTTTTTATGAGCCGCAGGCATCATCATAATGCGCTCAGCGTATTTTTCATAAAATTCTAGTAATTGGTCTTTTCTATCTCCAGTAATATATGTTTCAATATTACCTAGAAATTCTTCCCAATTCTCTAAAATTTGTTCTGCTGTTAATTTCATAATTATTGATTATAAGTCATTGGTTCACTTTCAACATACAAACGAGCTTGATCAATTGCCTCACGCATTTCTTCAAGTACCTTTAAGTAATCTTCAATTGGTTGTTGTTGTTTGATGATAAAGTTTAACTTCTGAGTCCCTGATTCTAATTTAGTCAGTTGACGTAATACACTTTCTCTGTTTTTCATTCTTATTGTTTTTATTGTTTCTTAAAACCCGTATTCATATTATAATGATAGAAAAATACAGGGCCAAGTTATTTTTGAAAGAGGTTTATTGTGTCTTGAATTTGTTTCAAGAAAGCACATTTCTCATATTCCTCTATAGTCTCAAAGTATGAGAGTGAGTTTTTTAAAGATGTGATAAAGTATTCATCTGAGTAGATTTTTAATACTTCCACATGCATTGGATCACTTACATCTAGTTTTGATAAGTTATCATATGCTCTAGTATAAACCATGTAACTACTAGCTCTCTCAATATCATCCATATCCAGGTCTTGATTAGATGTTTTAAAAAATAATATTATTTGTTTTGTGAACACTTCATAATTGGAAATTAATTTCTTAAACATTCCAATCCACATGATTGGTCCTTCAAATGTCATTTGAGTAGACTCATTAACTTCATCTTCAGGCCTAAAAACTTCAAAAATCTTATTTATATCCATATATATACATATAGTTAAAATGGGAGAATAACGGACTTAAACGTCTTATTATAAATTTATATAGCAATATCATATAGAATAAAGATAGCGGTTTAAAACCGCTTATCTTTTTCTTTTAAAGTGGACGTTCTTTAACGGGTTATTATTTAATTACTTGTTTAGCCCCAGTTAGACCTGTTGCTTTATCAAAGCGTGAATCTGTATACGAACGACATTCAGCCATTTGTTTATAGATTTCTTGCACTTCAAATTGCGTTTGACGTTCTGTATCGCTGATAGTTTTATAAACTTGTTCAAAGTTGTAATTTCTATCTCGATTATTACTTTCTATCCACTCGTGGGTGGATTTTAATTCAAGTGTTAATTTGGTAATCTTAACTATACTCCAAACAATCACAGCTATAATAGCGGCTGCAACAATCGAGAGCATACCTAAAACAAAATACATTGTTTCCATAATTTGTTTCTCCTTTACTTAAAATATCAAAGAACATCCACTTGTGCGCCCTCCTGGAATCGAACCAGGCACCTACTGATTATGAGTCAGTTGCTCTAACCGAATGAGCTAAGGGCGCGAATTTTGTAGTCATGAGAGGATTCGAACCTCTACACTATTTCTAGCACCATTACTGGTCACGTCTATCCATAAGTCCGTCGACTATTCCGCCACATGACTATTCATGATTAGGCTACATATGTCATAGCCAAATCATATAATTTCGCATTCAAATCAATGTCTTGTTTGAAGTTCTTGATTTTACGAGCTTTTCTAAGCTTAGTACCTGAAACGTACTCAAACATACCATGTGTAAGTTTTTCTTGTACTACATTAAATATACTCCATAAATCATCACCACTGTCTTCAGTACGAGTTGGAGTAATTAAACTCGCATAATTAATAGTAATGTTTTGTAGTTGTTCTGCTCCAAAACGAATCTCAGCTGCTTTCTTGGCAAACTCTTCAATTTGTTTTTTCTGCAATTTCTTTTTCTTAAACTTGTTCATTGAATCAACTGTGAGTGGAAGACTTTCTACCATCGTGTTAACTACTTTTTGCAATTCTTTAAAATCGTAACCATAGTGACGAATTTTTAGATTCTCAAATTCCTTAGAACAAATTACAAGACCATTTTCACAAACCATTCTAAACAATCCAGCTGTGAAAGTAAATGCATTTTTACCATCATGACTATTAGTTAATAGTACTTGTGGCCAAACATGATCACCATCTTCACCTTCAATAAACAAATCTGGATTTCTAAACACTACTAAGTGTTTTTGATAACCATCACCCTTACGAGCGCGGACCTGTTTAGCATCTACTACACCCCAACCTAACTGTTTCATATCATCAATGATTTGTTTGGTTGAAATATGAGCATACTTTTCACTAGTACCTGGAGCACCTTTATCGGTGAACACAGACTTTGCTTTTTCTTTAATCTCAGACTCTGTGAGAAATTTTGTGTTTTGAATATCTAGCATAACCTTTATTTTTATTAAATATAATTTATTTATTTTGTAAAGCCAAACTTTTATTTAAAGTGTTTCAACTAAAAAGCACATTCTATTTGTTGCTTCTTGTTTCTTAGCTCTCAAATCAAATCTGTATGGCTCCATGTTCAACAGATAATCATAGTATTTGATTTGTTTAGCGAAGTGTTTTAACTTCTCAGATGTTGTACCTTCAATTTCACCATCAACTACTTCTTCAATAGGTGCCAATTCAACTTTAACAGTTGCTTTTCTACCTCTTTTTTTAGGAGTACCTGTGATATCAAATGTTGGTCCTTTAGCCTCTTTTGGATCTTTTTTACTTGTTCCTGGTGGGCGACCTTTTCTTTTTTTAATTTCTTCTTCCATAACCTTTATTGTGTTTTTTAATTATGATTAAATATAACATCCCTTTTTGACAAAGCCAAACCAAATGTTACAAATTTATCAAAATTGAGTAAATAATAAGTGACATAATAAGATGTGAACCACCTTCAAATACTTCTGTAGCTACATCTGTAACACCACCATTTTTATGGATTTTGTATGCTCGTCTTCCGATTACAATCAAAATAATAGTTGCGATTCCTGTTACCATGTTATTATATTTTTATTAATTATTATATCTAAATATAACATCTATTTTCCCGGAAGCCAAACAAAAGGTACAGAGATTTACTAGAACGTTGATTTATAACATTCTAGTTAAAGTAACGTAGATTTAATTCCATTTCCCGTTTGATTCAACACAACTATAGCATTCTCAGTACGGAGAATAGCGGCTTCTGGCTCATCACCAAACGCTAACTCTTTGGTAAAATACTCAGAATTTTCATCAATTAAATCAGCTATATTAGATCCAGGATCATTTTCATACTCATCTATTAAGTCAAATAGTTCTTCATTATTACTATTGAAACTATAGACCCATATTTCACCTGTTACAATTTCCATTCCTGAAACTAGGGAAGCTAACTTTTCAACTTCAGCTGGTGGATTAAGAGTAGCCATATATCTGTCTACAACTGATGATACTTCATCATTTGCCGCATCATCAGCACTCAATGGGATATACATGTTTAATGCCTCAGCTCCAAAGAACCCACCTTGTTGTTTAACAAGAGGAATGATTTTACTTACCCATAAGTTTCTACTACCCTCATATAATATATCATCCGACATTAAAGTACCATATGCTTCTAAAACCATATCATAAGCTAATACTCCTACACCTTTACCTCTATATGGTTTAGTAATATATGAGAGATACACTTGTGCTCCTTGAACCTTATAAGCTTTAGTAAATTTATAATTAGCATATACTTTTTGTACTTCAATAAATCCAACTATATAGTCTTTAAAGTTGTTTGCAGCTGGGTTAATAATATATAATTTACCATAAAACGAAGATGGTACTGCTAGTTGATAACCATCTTTATCACTAATAATTGTCTTTTTAAATTTATTGAATGTAGAAGGATCAACTGTTTTATCTAAATCAAGATCAGTTTTATCTAAATCAATACCCATGAACTCCATAAAGAAAGCTTCATAAACATAATTATCGTCTACAGAATCCTCTAATTGCCCCTTACGAAGTTCTATTTCATCTAATAAGTCAACCAATTTTATCATATCGATAAATATTTAGTGCTCTAAATTAAATATATAATTTAAATAGTCTTCTTTATCTTCATTCTCAAATATATCATCATCCATAATTAATTGAACTAATTCAATCAACGTCTCAGCATCTTGGACTTGTTCTATGACTGTTGCTTTATCCTCTTTTATATCACCTAACTGTTCAGCTAGAGATATAATTGAGTGAATATGTTTATTATTTACTTCAACAAGTAGATCATGTTGGAGGTTCTCTTCTTTCTGTTTGAAGAAAGTATTAACCCAATTGAGTGCTTTTCCTTGATTATTTTTCATTGTTTCTCCTTTACAATTCCAATTAATTTTTCCTCTGCTTCTTCTGGTGTGTAACATTCCCAATGTGGATATGGGGCTTCAAAACAAAGACAAATAATCCTAATTTCCCATGGCTTATAATCTCTATTTGGATAAGTCATTGTCATAGATGAAAACTCTCCAAAAACAGAATATCGTTCTCTAATTTGTTGAGAGAAATCTTCACCAGAAAAATAACCACCTGTTGTATCTATTTTTAGAACTTGAATGTAATCAACTTTCTGAGCCACACATGTTGTTACTACAAATGTAAAAATTACTGTTGCTAATGTTTTCATATTCTTATTTTTTTATTATATATAAATATACGTATATATCTTGTCGAGGCCAAACATTTTATCAAAGGAGTTTTTTAATCTTTACGTAAGGTGATTCAAAATGGTTATTTCGGAATTGTGTGTGGTGTTTGTGGGGTGTATATATGTATATACGATCGGCGCGTAAAGGTTATGTTCGATCTGTTTTTACGCATATTCCACAGGAAGACCACGTACACGGTTATATGGATATCAGCGCGCATGGGAGCGTATCATATCAGTACCGTATATGTACATACCGTGTACACACGTACCCTCACAGGTGTAGGGAGATCAAGAGTGTACTCTTTTACCTCCCCAACATTTTAAAATCATCTTATTTTGTTGACCCATCTATTACTCTATATTGACCATTGACCACTCGGTCTTCATAAGTGAAACCAGCTCCATCATACTCAGGACCTATGTCTTCACCATCATA